TTAAGTCTGGCTAAAGCTCCTACGGCGGTTATCTGAATTCTTTGGCTAGTGGCAGTTGAGCCAGAGGTCTGGACTGTAATACCTAAATCAGTTATAAAACCGCCAAATAGATTTACATAAGTGGCAGTTGAATCTTGAACCTCAATACTAACCGCGTCATTAATCTCATAAGGAATTGCTGCCTCAGCAGTCTCAATCAAGGTTAAACTGCAATAGCCAGCAAGGGGCTGCGAGTAAATATCATCGCGGCCTGAAGTAATAGTAAGTCCGCTAAGGGTTGCGCTAGTTACTGTAGAGCCATTGACCTTAACTCGATAGACGGGGCTCCAAGCGGTCATAAGATAAGCGCGTCTCCGCCGCCGCCAGTTCTACGGCTACTATTGTTTAGAGCTAAGGCAACTGCTCGGCTAAAGCCTTCTTCATCAATGACCGATGGGGCATTTACATTAATTACCACATTACCGCGCTCTTCAGCTTGTCTAAATCCAGCAACATTAAATGATCCTGCTGGCATATTCTTCAAAAAGTTTTCTTGAGTAACTTGCTCAATTAGAGTCTGAGTTGGCTTGGAAACTGCGACATTGCTGCCACCACCCCCACCACCGCCACCTAAGCCACCAAGCAAGCCACCGCCCGTTGTTGCTTTACCAGCAAGACCAGCTAGTGATTTATCTGTTGCTGAGCCAGCGCTCATTGAATAATTACCAATAGCTCCAGTTTTCTGAGCCCTTACTTGATCGCCAGCATCTTTCAATTTGCCATAAAGAAATGCTGCGCCGCCAATTGTCGCTAAAGCTGCTGATGCTGCAACTATGGAAACGCCGCCCGTTGCGTAAGCCGTTGCAACTCCAGCTGCTCCTGCTGCTGCTGTCTGCCTACCAAAAGCAGCCGTCAGTAATCCAATAGCGCCAATAAAAGCCTGTATGCCAGCAATTATTTTAGTGCTAACAAATATAGTCGTTAATATTGTGCCTAATGCTATTAATTCATCTTTCAATTCAATAACTGTATTAATAAAACCTCTGACTTTTTTACCCCACTCCAAAGCCGTTTTTTGTGATTGAGTTAAAGCTTCATCAAGGCTTCCGTTTCCAGTCAAGCCACTTATAAATGCTTCAAGCGCTGGAATGAAGTTATTTAATATCCAAGCAGTTAAATCTTGCATAACCGGAAGCAAAGCTGCGCCGATAGATTCTTTAGCTTCATCAAGGGCAATCTTGACGCGCTCCATTTGCTTCTGTGTGCTTTGCGCTTCATTCTCAGAGAAGTTGCCAAATGTGCTAGTTAGTTGCTGAAAAGTTGTATCAAAATCCTGCGATTTCAGATCAGCTGCGTCAATGCCTAGACCCAACTTACCAAGGGCTGTGGTATTGCCATCATAAGCTCTACCAAGGGCATTGGTAACTGATTCAAGCGGCTTGCCTGTTGCCGCACTTAAATCTAATGCTAAATTTAATAGTTTTTGAGCATCTTCAACATCATTAGTGCTTCTAACCAATCGGCTAAATGCTGGACGCAATTGATCATCAGTAATTCCAGCAGCGATTGAAGTCTGGGTTATGTATCTTTCAACGCCTTTAATTTGGTCATCTGTGGCTTTAGTGGTGCTGCGTATTGTCTCGGCTAATTTAAGTTGAGCAGCCTCATCTTCGGCTGCTGCCTTTACTGCGCTAAGTGCGAAAGCACCAACGGCTGCGCCAGCAGCTGCAAATGCTAACGCGGCCTTCTTGCCAAATTCAGCGGCGCGCTCGCCAATTGAATCAATGTCTTTAGATCCAGCTTGTAGTTTCTTTTGAAAGTCAGCCGTATCTGCTAGAAGCTTGAGCGTTAAGGCTCTTGAATCAGATGCCACCTATGCCCCACTTATCTAAGATTTTGTTAAATGCTCTGGTCCATTGTGCCACAATATTTTTCTGTTCTTGGCGCAAGGTCGGATAAATAAACCATCCGCGAGAGCCGCGCCCTTGCCGTCCTGACCAATTTGGAAATTGTTTCAAATCATTTGAGCCAAATTCAAAGCCAGCCCAAAGCATTTGAGTATTAGCGCCACCGCTAAATCTTTGACTAGCAAAGCCGTATTTAATTTCACCAGTTGTGCTGCTCTTAACCACTTTAGATCCGCTGACTATTCTGTTAATCGCTTTTTGGCCTTTAATGCGAGTAGCAGCTTTGGCGGCGATTTGAGTTTGGAGATAAGTGGCAAGGCTATTAGAAGTCTCGCGAGCCTCGGCTTTGGCTTCATCGCCTAGCAAGTAGAAGGCTTTATACACTTGACGCAACTCTGTTGGGTCAAATGCTGCGACTTCTTCAGCCATCCTTATTCATCTCCTTTATCAGCTCGACTGCCGTTGCTACATCGTCCCAATCATCCCAATACTGCATCGGGATACCAGTCTTAAGAGCAACTATTACTAATAGCCGCCTTACGCTGTCGGGCTGATGGCTTTTGGGTCATCGTTGCCTGTCTTAATGTCGGCAACTGTCTCCATCCAAATATCAAAGCTCTTTACTTGCTTACCAGCGTTTTCGCGCTTATAAGCGTTATAGGCCAAGAACATCAAGTCCCAGATTCCTATATTTTCTTGAGCCTTGGTAATAGTGTGTCCAGTTGCCTTTTCCCACTTAGCCCACTCTGGCGGTTGAGCAACATAAGTTGCCGATTCTCCAGAGTTATATTCAATTGTGATTGATAGTTTCATAGCTCCCGATGCTCCGATCTGTTAGGCGAAAGACTCTGATGGCGTTCCAACGACAGTCATCGTCCAAGTATCAGTTAGCGCTCCTGGTGCTGCGCCGCCTGCTGCTGGGAAGATTGGCAATACATTGAAAGTAAATACTGCGCCAGTTACTGCTGTGAATGAAACTGCAAGTGTGGTGTTAGGTGCTGATTCAGCATCAGCCCACATTGCTTCGAATAGTGAGCTAGCAGCTCCCCAATCCTGTAGCAATTCAATTGTGAATGTCCATTGCTTATCAACGGACTTATAGGCGCGACCATCAAGAGTCTGATAGGTCTCGATGATTGTCTCGCAGCTTAGGACTGCGCTTGTTGCTTGGGCATCGTAGTTAGCGCTATCAAGTGTGAAGGTAACATCGCGCCCAGTTATTACTGTTGTTGGCATTTGGGTCTCCTATGCGGTTTGCTCGTAGCGGACGCTCAAGCGTATGTCTGCAACCAATAAATTGGTCGTTCCTACTGTTGTTACTGACGGCCTATCGACTGTCGATAACTCATACTTGGAAGCGTTTAGCGCTCCAAGAATACTAATGATTAATTTCTCTAAATTGTCTAATGAGGCGGCATTGCTGAAATACGCAACGCAAGCCGTAACTGTGTAATTTAATTTGACGCGAGTAGTTGATTTGCCTAAGACTTCAAGCTCCATATAAGGCGCATCTGGCACAACTACAATTGCTGGAACTATAGGCGCTTCTGGAACTGAGTCATAAATATTAGCCGCGCATCCAGCCAAGGCGGTCTTTATAGCGCCTCTAACATCTGTGGCAATTGTTGATGCTGGCATTAGCCCACCATAGTTTCGACATCAAGATAAGGGCCAAGTAAGCCAGTTACTTTGGCAAGTAAATTCTTAGATAGGCGGTAAGGGGTAACTGCAAAATCTACGCCTTCGATTGATCCACCAGCGGCAGTTCTGGATTGGAAGATTTCAACGGAGATAGCCAAAATAGCAGCTTCAGCATTGGGGTTTCCGACATAGGTCGATAATCCAGATAGCGCAGCGTTTCCTGCTGGGATGATATTTTTTTCCAATATGTCTGCATTGGTGATTGCGACTGTAAATACATAACTATCAATTTCATCATCGGTTACTGTGTGAGTGCCATTGAAAGGAGCTCCGCAGCCAGTAATAATTACGGATTGGCCTTCGGTAAATTCTTGAATTGTTGCAGTTTCAAAGTAAGCCACATTATTGGTCAGTTTAACTTTGTTAATTTTGCTTTGGAAAGTAACTAACATTGGCAGAACTAGATTCTCGGATGCATCAACTATATCGTCTAAATAAGCATCTGAATATAGGGATGATGAGACGCCAAGAATTGTCCTAAGCTCTGCAGCTGTAACTATTGTTGGCATTTCATCATCCTTTCAAGCAGTTAGGTGAGGGGCCAGCTCGGGAGCGGACTGGCCCTCACTTTTTTTAATTAACTACGCAACCATCCAACGATAAGCGCCAGCGCCTACCTTTGTTGCTAGTGCGCCATAACCATAGTAAGCAACCTTGATTTGGCCAGTTGCTACCTGAGCAGTCTCCAAGCGGAAACGGCTTGACTCATACCAAGTATAAGCCTCTGGATTGATGATGATGATTGTGTTATCGCCAACACCTGAGCCAGTTGTGAGATTACGATCTACGCGGAAGTTAAGACCAAGTAGATTTCCAGTTGCAGAACCTGCACCGAGATTTCCACCTTGATTCATATTGCCAATCAAGTTCTGATAAATCGGACGGCCAGCATCAGCTAGATTCTGGATTGCGCCCCATTGCTGAGGAGATGCGATGATATTTTGTGCGAATCCGAGAGTGTTGGAATAGATTGAAACTCCAGCATCGGATACGAAATCAAGAAGTCCAGCTGCATCGAGAGTGCGGTTTCCGCCATCTGTTCCACCAGCGATTAAGCCAGTTACTACTGCGACATCTGTTGCCTTTGCATAGGCATATTCCATTTGACGAACTAGCTCATCAAAGAAGGCAGGGCTCGACCTGTCGAGTAGCTCTATAGAAAATTCCTGCCCGCCCGCGTATTTTTTGACACTCACTGACAAAAATTCGCTGGTCATTCCTGTTTCATCAATTGTTGCTTCTTCAGCTTCTTCTCCAACTGTTGGAACTGCTGTTAGCTTAGGAATCTCAAAAGTCATACCTGCATCAGGTAGAACTCCGCGAGATACGGAATCAACTGCTGGACGATCAGCATTTGCTAGAGGATTGATTACCTCAGTTAATTGACGGGTTGGGATGAGACCAGCGTTATTTGTTGTGGTGTCATCTGCAGCGCGGACATAAGCGCGAGCATCGTCATTTCCTAGAGCAGCGCGGACGCTCATCTCTAGGTATTTTGCCTTGGTAAATTCAAGGCGAGGGCTTGTGTAGAAAGCTGGCTTTGGAGCTGCAGCTTCTACTTTGGCTGCTTCTACCGCTTCTTCAACGGCAGGAGCAGGAGCGGTAGTGTCAGACACTTGGTCTCCTTCGGTTGGTTTGTCTGAATCAGCGGTTGCCAAATCAGAATCTTCTTTAGGTGCTTCATTTTCGGATGCTGCTACTTCGCTTACGCGAGCAGAATCAATTGCAGGATCAGTAACTAGAGAAACTTCATCTAAGGTTGCTGAGGTAATCTGCATTACGCCCTTATTGTTTGTCCATTCATTTATCTGAGCGCCTACGCTAAATCCATCGCGTAGCCCTTCAGTTGCTTCAACTAGGGCATCTTCTCCAGCCATAGTGTTAGCAATCTTAAAAGTAGCTTCAATTCCATTAGCAGTTACATTGTGAGAAACCATTTTCCCAATAGGGCGAGTCCTGTCGTGCTCAAGGAGCAACTTAACTGGCTTGATTTCAATGCTATCTGCTGCGAATACTGTTGGCCCTACTGAGGTGTTGCCTTGCTCATTCCAAGTAACGATAGTCCCAGTAATTGTTCTCTTAATTGTGTCGGCAGCGGTAACTGCCATTGGCATATTAACCTTCATTTGGTATTAAGTCCTCTTCTCGCTGAATCTGCTCAACGCTCATCGCGCCAATGCGGTTTAGGATTTCATAAACTTGCGCTCTCTCTAATGCGTTACCGCGTAAGAAATCGTCAAGTGCAAAGCGCACCATTACTGGATTCGGAACGAAGTCTGGTAATGATAAGCGTTCCTCAATTGCCTTCAGAATTGGGCGAAGTGAGAAATCAACTAATGAGCGCCGCTCGGACACCGCGTTTGAATAAGTCATAGAAGTCGCTTCGGCGCTCAAGAAGTAGGCAGGGATGCCACAAGCTCTAGCCAATTCCAGAGCTACATATTGACGGCCTTCCGCTAGCTGTAATGATTTAGGATCAAAGCCAAATTGCTCCAGATTTACATCAGCATTTAGAAATGCAGTAGAGCGAGATTGACGCGCAGTTTTCCAAGCGCTAAGAAGTGCTGAAATTCTTTCGGCAGTTAAGTTAGTTCCATTTGATTTAAGAACCATAGTTGGAGCAGGCTCTTTAGCATAATTAACTGCTGCGTTCTCAAGATATACGGCTGCAGCAATTGTCTTACCAGCTCTGTGAAGCAATCCCTCATCTGGGCCATCAAATCTAATAATTGAACCAACGCCTTGAAGTGGAACTGACTTGCCATCTACTTTATATCCAGTAATTTGAGTATTTAAGAAATCTGTATCGACTGTTACGCGGTCTGGGCTGACGCGAGTCCAAGCTCTTACTCGACCGCCATCTGTTGAAGAATACATTTCTAAGACTTGACCATAACCAGCACCATAAAGCCAAATATCTTCAGCGAGCCAGTTGTAAATTACGAATCCTGCAACCCTTGGGTCTGGCTGATTAATGACGCGATGCGGATCTACATATTGTCCAGTTATGCGATTGAAAGTTGTAAGAGGTAATGAACCAATAGTTCCGCAGATGATATTTCGAGCTCTAGCAACGGATGGAACGCTCATTGCTAATTGGCGAGTGGTATTAGTTGCACCGCCAAGAATATTATAAACTGAATCGCTAATTTGAACGGGAGTTAGCGCGGCTGCAACATCTGAAACCTTAGTAGGCTTAGCCGTCTGCACCTGTGGAAATAGGAAATCTCTTATAGCACCCATTGCTTACATTGTAAGCGAGCGGACTTACACTATTTGAATATCTACTCCGCTTTCAGCCATCGTTGCGTAGTGTGTCGCTAAGGCTGAGGCAATCGCTCCACAAATAGTTGTGTTACTTACTTTGCGACCCATTACCCATCCGCCATCACCGAAAGGGAGTTTGACGGCGGATAGGCATTGCTTGGTCAGCTCTTCCTGTCCCGAGTGAGCTAACCGCTGAGATGAAATTGCTCCCAGTAATTCATCGCAGCTTTGGGCATAATCAAGGCCGTCTATTGGCTCGACTCTTATTCCTGCAGGGGCTAACCTAGCGGCTACCGCTGACGCAGTTCTGGCTGAATAGGCAACTAACTGGACTGGATATTTTCTAAACCATTCGGCTACATCATTGGCCATTGCTTTATCATCTAGATTGGCAGGGTTGTGCCAAGTCTGTAGCAATATGACTTGGAACTTATCGCCTTCAAGTCTTTGGCTAGCAACTAAAGCAGCTTGTTTTCTATCAGGGCTTAGATCAATAGCAAGCCAAGTATCTGATTCAGGGTTGAGTCGAAGCCCCTCAACTTTGCAAGATTCCCATTGAGATGGATTGATAACTGGGTTAATCGTATCGACCCATTGGCATAAAACTTCTGTGCGCACAATATCCTCGGGGTCTGATAAGACGGCCCGAATATTATCTGGATGAACTGTGATGCCAAGTGATGGATTAGCTTGGCAGACACCTAGCCAGAAAGTTGGCGAGTTATCAAATTTGATACCCGTAGGAGCTGACCATTCAAACCAACCAATATCATCATTGGCTCCATAAATAGCAGCCATTGCTCTTTCCCTAAGTTTATTTAGAACGATTGAGTGCTGATCTCCAGCATTTGAATAAACCCATATTTGAGGATTGGCTGAAGCCATTTGCGTATATCGCAGAGCAGACCAGACATCTTCATCTTTATATTCTCGAGCTTCGTCTAGGTGTATCGTTTCTGGGGCTGCGATGCCTCGGCCAGCAGAGTTATTGGCCCTGACGATATATCGGCGGCCTTCAGTAAATTGAAGTTCCTGAAATCCCTTACTTTCCAG